GCTGGAGTAGTACTTGACGAAGCAGCCTTCATGGATTCCGATGTCTGGTTCCAAGTAATCAGACCAGCCCTTGCAGATAAACAAGGTTGGGCACTCTTCATATCCACACCAGATGGCACAGCATCTTGGTTTTACGATTTATGGTGCTACGTTCCAGAAGATGAAACAGGTGACTGGAAACGCTGGAGCTTCACAACAATAGACGGGGGTAATGTTCCAGAAGAAGAAGTCGAAGCAGCAAAGGCCCAACTAGATAGCAGAACATTTAAGCAAGAGTTTGAGGCAAGTTTCGAGAATCTCACGGGTCTCGTTGCAGTCTCCTTTTCAGATTCCAACATTTCTAGCGAAGCGGAGGATATATCTATCGCCCCACTTTTATTAGGGGTCGATTTTAACGTAGATCCACTTTGCGGAATCTGTGCCGTCCGCCACCAAGAATACTTATACGTCTTTGACGAGATAATTATGACGGGCGGTGCAACAACCTGGGATTTTGCAGAAGAAGTAGTAAATAGATATGGAGTCGAAAGACGTATAGTTGCTTGCCCCGACCCAACAGGTGCAGCCCGAAAAACATCAGGAGTAGGCTCAACGGACCATACAATCTTGCGCAGAAGCGGATTTACAGTATCCTCTCCACGCTCACCCTGGAAAATACGAGATAAAATTACATCAGTAAATACTGCTTTATATGATGCAGCAGGAGATCGCAGAACTTTAATACATCCACGCTGTAAAGAATTGATAAAATCCTTACGAACTCTGACTTACGCTCCAAATACAGGTATGCCAAACAAAAACCTCGGGGTTGACCACGCATTTGACGCTTTCGGATACCTATGTCTCCAGCAATTTAACCTTGCAAAACCAGAGACATTAGGGCAGACTTCGTTTAGAATATATTAAGAACTACCTAATTCTTACTATGCCTTACCATACGGGAATGAAAAAGAAAAAGAAAAAGAAAAAAGGAGGTAAAAAACGTGGCGAATGTTCCTGTAAATAAAGCGTTATACTCTAGGGTAAAAGCGGAAG